TCGATAAACCAGATTTGGTTAAAGTCGACGATGCACATACACTTCCGACCCTTTTCAATCGTGTCAATCGGGATACTTTTCTGGTTCGCATCATACGCCTCCGCTAGAAACTCGCCAGTAGGCTTCGTCATGATCTTGAGTTTGAGTGTCGATGGGTAAGCTTCCTTACCTGGACGAACGAGGGGTTTGTACAATGCTTCGCGGATGACTTCAATGTTGTACGGCTTACCGAGCCATTCCTTAGAATTCTTTGCAACAGTCTCGAGGATCATTTGATCGAGTGCTTGAAGCTTTTCCATCAGGGCGACTGCACCTTCATTATCCGTGTCAAATGAAAGGTCCAGCGAATATGACGTTTTATTGGTGGCCTCGTCAGTGAATGCACTGAGGCCGAATGGGGATCTCATGAAAGGAAGTTGAAGATACAACTTCTTGTTGTCTTGTGCGTTAATGTATACGGTTTTACCACCGTTTTTATTCTTCTTCATGGCAGAAAGAACGGTGGAGGTGGGTTCGAATTGTTCGTAACGCTGGATGATGGTAGACATGGTAGTTGCTTATATCTTATATAGGAGACGAAACTTTAAGTATATTTTTTTCTCAGAGTACATTAATAATGGGGCTTTTTAAAGATTGTGGTTGCGGTTGCGACGGCAAAAAGCAAGAGCAAAAATTGATGAATTCTATCTTAGCGGCGCTGGTCTTTTTTATAATCGCCAGCCCTGATACGTTCAGAGTAATGCGAAAAATAATTGGCAAGTGGGTTGCGGGTCCGAATGGGTGTCCCACAGCGAGTGGTTTAGCTTTCCATTCGGTGGTATTCATGTTCATCACATGGGGGTTGATGAACTTAAAGTCTGAGGGGTACAAGGCAGAAACTGCCGAGCCCGTGCCACAGGAAGTTATCGATGAGTATGAAGATGAAGTTGAAGTTGAGGAGGAAGTCAAAGTCGAAACCAGGGCTACAGATGAAATGGGTATTATTACCGAAGAAGACGTGAGTTTCGCGATGGAAGCTGATACACTCGAACCAATGGGAGGCATGCCCCCCATGAAGATTGCGGCGCCTATCCGCATGGCGGACGCCCCTTCACCGTTACCTGGCATGGCAGAATCGCAAATTGGTGCTTTTGATAGTGGTGCGATGTACGCCCCCATGGATCTCAGTGTTGACGGTGACAAGCCTCAGCCAATGATGGGTGGTATCACCGCTTCACTGAACGCGGATCTCATTGTTTCGTGTGCGGATGGGAGTAGGCCTATCGTACGTTAAAATTCTTCATCGAACGTGACTGCAGTACTTTCATCGATTTTACCGTAATCACCCACTCGTTTTTCAAAAAAATTAGTTTTACCATCTAGGGATATATTTTCCATAAAATCAAAGGGATTTTGCGTATTCCAGATTTTATTGAACCCGGCTTGTTTTAATAGGCGATCAGATACATATTCAATGTAATCTGACATTTTTTCAGAATTCATACCAATTAGACTACACGGTAACGCTTCGATAATGAAACTCTTTTCAATTTCGACCGCTTCACGTACAATCTGTTGGATAACTTCTTCAGATGGTTTATTCTTCAACATTTTAAATAGTTCAAGTGCAAATTCGAGATGAAGTCCTTCGTCGCGACTGATAAGCTCGTTACTGAAGCACAAACCTGGCATGAGACCACGCTTTTTAAGCCAGTAGATAGCACAGAAACTACCCGAGAAAAATATACCTTCCACACACGCAAACGCGAGTAGACGTTCAGCAAACGGTCTATCCGTGTCAAACCATTTCAACGCCCAATCAGCCTTCCTCTTAATAGGCTCAATTGTCGTTATAGCATCAAATAAATGTTTCTTTTCCGAACTGTCCCGAATATACTTATCGATCAATTTACTGTAGGTTTCTCCATGCACCATTTCATTGTGAACTTGGTACGCGTAAAATGATCTCGCTTCGGTGTATTGGACTTCATCCGCAAAATTATTATTAATATTTTCAAAAACAATACCATCCGAACCCGCGAAAAAGGCGAGGATGTATTTAACAAAGTGGCGTTCATTGTCACTCAACTTCTTCCAGTCATCCATATCTGCACTCACATCAACTTCCTCGGCCGTCCAGTTAGACATTTGAGCCTTTTTATATAATGCCCATAAATTGCCATGTTCTATCGGAAACACTGTAAACCTATTCATCGTAGGTAAGAGCATTGGTTCAGATTCATCGATATATTCCTGGAATGCGAAGTAATCTCCGATACATTTGTTGTTGACTTTGATTTGTGGGTATGCGACAGCGCCGGGACCACACTGTTTTTTTAGTTCATCTTTATCGACAATTATTTTTATGTACTCTAAGTTCATTTCTTTACACGTGTTTTCCGCGTATGTACAGTATTTACAGTCCGGTTTTGAAAAAATTTCAATTCCCATCGCGTGTGTTATAATCGTATAATATTTTTGTGTTAAATCTTTATACGAGAATGTTCGAATTCTCTGAAATCCAGCCTGGAGATCTCATACGAGTTCTTGTAAATTTCGACGATGTAGATGACGACGCGTACGCTCTCGTAGAAGAGCACCGCGAAGATTACTTGATTGTTAAGTACTATTCAGAGACGACGTGTACGTACAAGGGTGCTGAAGTGTTTACGCTAGATGAGGAGACGAATATACTCAGAGAGGAGAGTGTGAGTGAACATTTTCCAGGAAAGGAAAATATGTTTTGGTGTATCAACGAAACGGACCGAATGTATGTAATAGAGACCGAACAGGATTCTGATATAGAAAGTGTTTTATGTGCCGAAAGTGACGAGACTGGAAGTGACGTTGGCAGCTTCGTTGTATCCGATAGTGAGTTTGAAGGGCGTCTAGAATTACCCCCCGATGCTGCGGCTCTCGACAGGGCGTGGCACGAATGGACCCCCTCTAGCCCAGGTTCTTCGCGGTTTAAGGAGGCTGTTGATAGGATAGAAGAGCGTGCACGATTGCAAATGGATGACATCAATTTTTAACCTAAGTGCGCCAATTCCAAAATAAAAAAAGCATTTATATTTTATATGGATTCACATACACTGGCTGCTATATGGTCTCATATCGACCAAACAATTAAAGATAAAACACCGACACTAAAGCCAGTGGATAATAGATTTTGCATGGAATGCGTAAATTACAAAACACTTACACGAGAAGGAATGGTATGTACAATGTGTGGGAAGGTTGACTCGATTTATATTGACGATACAGCTGAATGGACGAGTGGTGTATCTGACGACGGACGCGTGTCAGATCCATCACGATGTATGGTACCAACAACTAACCAGGATTTATTTTCCAATGCATGGGGAAAGGGTACGGTGATAGCTACGAAGTATACGTCAAGCTATGAAACGAAACGAATGGCTAAAATTAATTTCCATAGTTCGATGAACCACCGAGATCGATCACTGTTCCATGCGTACAAGGACATTGACGAGGCGTGTCAAAGTCTCCCCGAATGTGTCTTGAAAGATGCGAAAACATTGTATAAAAAATTCAACGAAAATAAATTGACACGGGGGGCTGTTCGATCAGGGATAAAGGCGAACTGCGTTTTATATGCGTGTAGATTGGCAAACATTCCTCGAACAACGAAGGAGGTTGCCGAGATGTTTGGTGTCCAATGTAAGGATATCAGTCGCACGACGACCATGTTCACGGGGATTATAAAGGATGAAAAGACGGAGAAAAATTATGTAACAAAACCGTTTAATGTTATGTCGCGGTTGTTGAACTCATTTGAAATATCACGCGAAGAGCGTTTATCATGTAATCAAATGTGTAGCAAATTAGAAGAGTGTGTAGATTTAATGAGTAAATCACCCAATAGCGTCGCGACTGCTATTATATTCACAGTTCTCGGTGAGAAGATGTCAAAGTCTGAACTGTGTGAAAAGTGTGGTGTTTCTATACCCACTTTGAATAAGATAGTTGTCATATTGAAACGACACTTAGAGGATAAATTGTAATATAAAGTAGATATGGTAAAACTTTTTTTAAGTACACCGTGTTACGGTGGGTTATGTTTGGAAAAGTACCTGAAGAGTATTGTTCAGCTTCAGCTACTTCTTATTCGTGAAAATGTTCAGTTAATGCTTGATACGACTGAAAATGAAAGTCTTGTACACCGTGCTAGAAATGTTTCAATCGGTCGATTTATGCAAAAAACTGACGCTGATTTTTTCATGTTTATTGATGCGGATGTTGAATTTGACCCGGCTGCAGTTCTTCGACTTTTGCGTTCTGGTCATGATATTTCCGTTGCGTGCTATCCGAAAAAGGTTGTAATGTGGGATCAAGCTCGTACGGCTGTAGAAAACGGTGATACAAGAGATATGAGTTTCTTATCGTCTAGTCTTGTTGCTAATATAGGGGCATCTAAACGTTCAGTCGTCGATGGTTTTGTAGAAGTATTAGACGGGCCCACTGGGTTTATGATGATATCTCGATCCGCGCTTGAACGAATGCATGAACATTACGGACCTACACTCACGTGTAAGAATGATCACCAGAACCGCGATTTTGATGAATATTGTGCCATTTTTGATTGTATGATAGACCCGGTATCTAAACGTTACCTGTCGGAAGATTATGCATTTTGTAGAAGGTGGCAGCAAATGGATGGAAAGATCTTTGCCGATGTGAGCACAACTTTAGGACACGTCGGAAACTTACCCTTTTCAGGTTGTTTAAATGATAGGCTTAAGGCTTAGCGTTTTATAATAAGAAATGAAACTTCGGACGATCGTTGTGACTAGGAGTGGATCGTGTCACGTTAAGACTTTACACACCATACTCCGATGTAATATAAAAAGCATGCAGACCGAAGGTGTTCAACATGAGATTGAATTTGTGAATGATGATCCATACGCAAAATCGGAATGTATAGAGAAAGGTATGAAAACACACGACCGTATACTTTTCATCGATTTTGGTATACAGGTGGACGACGCTAGTCTATCGACGGTGTTTGAGCCGAATGAAAATGTACATGTACTCGTCTTTCCCGCCGTTATGGATGGTATAGATTGGGGAATGTTCAAGGATAAGGTTATGGTTGGTTCAACTGAACCTACGCGTCAAATGGGGTTGCGTTTCGATACAGACGTTTCGTCGTGTATCAGTGAAAACTATTATAACGTAAAGTCTACACAGGCGAAGACTTGGCTAATGATGTGTAAACCAACATTAAACCGCGTGAAATGTAGACGTACGGGTGGTGTAAAAATACATCCTAAGTCGTTGACAATGTTTGAAAAATTCAAAGAAAACGGTGTGAAAATCGTGGCGTATACTGCAGCTAATATCGTGATTACCTACACACACGAGTGTTTAGGAAACATATTAAATTCAGCTGGTATTAAATCTAGTTAAAGATAACAGTAAAAACTTGTATATAATGCAACGTCTATCTGTAAATAGGGACGACCCTCTTTACAAATATACGATGTCCTTCATGGAACAATCATGGGGTACGACGGGAAAGAATATATTCCCCGGAAGTCAACCTATCTCGATTGAATATCGCCACTTCGATACACTCGCATCAAATCCATACGTTGTATGTGAGAAGACGGACGGTGTGCGTTTCATGATGCTCGCATTCATGTTTGAAAATAAAAAACAGTGTATTTTTTTGAATCGAGCGATGGATATGTTTTCATGTCCACTCAATTTTAGAAAACCCGTGTACGATGGCACTATTATGGAAGGTGAAATGTATGAAAATACATTTATGGTGTATGATATATTACTCGAATGTGGAAAGGTTGTTGGGAATGTAGATTTCTTGACCAGGTTGAAATCGGTTGAAACGGTAAAAAAAATGCTCACAAGTCTCAAATACGATCCAATTAAACTTAAAATAAAAATATTTCACCTCATGACTGATTATAAAATGTTTATGGAAACGTACCTTCCGACAGTAACACAAGATATTGATGGACTTATTTTTACACCTATAAACGATACTATTAAGACAGGTACACACGAGACTATGTTCAAATGGAAACCACGTGATAAGAATACGATCGATTTCCAGATAAAGAAGAGGGGTAATGTATGGAAAATGTATGTACAGGAACGAGGGAAGTTGATTTTTGAATCTGAGATTTATGACCATATGGTCCCTCCACATGCAGTTGAATGGATGGAAGAAGATGCAATTATAGAGTGTCAGTATATGCACAAGGATACACCCATGTGGTGGAAACCTATATTGCGGAGACGCGATAAGACGTTTCCCAATGGTCGACGTACATTTTATAGAACACTCGTCAACATAAAAGAAGATATTTCAATGAAAGATTTTATGAACTGTATATCATGAGATAGTAACTACCTTCCGGGGGTGGTGGGATTTCTTTTACGTGTTCATCATTAATAAAGTACCAATTTGACTTTCGACGTATATAACTTACGTAGTGACCACCACTTTGATTTCCAGTATGTAAAACGCATGCGATTAAATTATATTGGTGGTCATCTAGTGACATGTTTTGTATCATTTTTATACGACTTTTAGTGTCAAACGAAATCATTAAAATGGGTGGGAGTTTAGAAAAAAGCATACGTGTTGTAGCTGCGTTATATGTTATTCCATTTACATCCTGAAAATTCTCCAACACATTCCAATCCGTGCTATCTTTAATCATCTTAGACATGTCAGGATCACCCCTATAAGTCATTAAATGAATACTGAAATCCTCTTCATTTACTGTTTTACCACCTGGCCATATAGTTTCTTGTGTCTTTTTACCGTAAAACCAATTCTTTATGATAGGCTGACTGCGCTCCAATATGTCAATTATACATAAGACCGTTTCTTGAACGTCGTGTTGTTCGTCAGACCTGAACCGAGGAAACTCTTTCCGAAATGCGAAGTGTAAACCATCTAGATTGAGTGGAGTTTTATCCGCCGTCCAATAGTGTTTCAGAAGCACTTGATAAATTGTAGTAAACATACACCCTCCCTCTCCCTTGTAAGGGTCGCGTAAGAAATGGTTCGTTAGTACCGGTATGTTGAATAAACATTGTACCGCACTGTTGAAATAGCACATCGTTTCATCATTTATAAAGCCGCGCATATATGAATTATGTGTATTAACTTTAACCTAAGTCGTTTAAAGAATATAGTATTTATATCTTTGAAACGATAATGGACGTACGTCATATAACTGAAACACTCTTCCCGCTCGTTCAAAAATTCAAGGATGAAGAACACACTGAGATTGAATTCAGATTAGGAAAGTTTAATGGCACTATGTTCGACACTAATATAAGTAAACCCGTGTTCGATCGTATGATAGCGGGTTTATCTAAATACCCTGGTTGGGAAAAGATGGTAGGGACTGAACATGAAGTGTTCTACCGCGATTCCGATGGCGTGCGTATATCCACCGATCAGGCTACCGGCGAGGAAGAAGTTATTAAAAAGGAACGCCTTACCAATCACGATTTCAAGCACATGCTGAATACCCCATTCGATCTTCGTTTCAGCGTGTCAAAGGAAACTCCCATGCCAGAGGATGTTGATAGAGAGATGGATAAGAAAAAAACGAAGCAACGTTTATCGTTTGTACGTAAAAATGTATCAATCGATATTACCATCATGACCGGTGATAGTCACGATATGGACGCAGAGGAGTCTGTGACATATCAAGCTGAATTTGAGATTATCAATCCTTCTTCTATTCAGACCAAGGATGACCTATTCAAAATCGTGCATAAGATTAATGACGTTTTTATTATGTTGAATAACACTAGATGATAGCACTGTTATTTTTATTTATACTATTTATTTTACTGCAAAATGCGAGTCAGAACCAAGGGGTTGAGATAAGCCTGTTAGGATACAAAACTAAATACTTTCATATTTCCGACGGTGCTTCTAAGAGCATGTACGAGAATATGAAGAAGGATGGCGTTTCCACCGATTCTCTTAAACTATTCGTGACGATGGAAGATCGTTTTCTTAAATTGGAGCAGATGGCAGTGTGTTCGGGTGTAGCGAGGCGGAATGAAGGGTATGGATTATCTGATCAAATTAAAGAAGAATTCGTCGCGTATAATTTCTCATATCACGTTTCACATTTAAAACAAATGTCCGAGCCACATAAACTCATAAACCGAAATATAACATGTTGAGAATGTAAAGCAACGAACGTCTATGTTTACCTGGTGTCATGTCATAAACATTGTCAAAAACATGAACGAGTAAGCCAATGTCATCTGCTTCACGATTTTCGTCGATCCATTCGCGTGCATCTACAGAATTCATGAATTCATATGTGCATAAATATTCACGCTCCAATCTACCCATACCCCAGTCCTTGTCCATACAACGCTCTTCCCGTATGTATGAACATATAATATAGAATGCACTGTCTAGTAAAGATAGTGTAATGTGTTTAGATATTCTCAGCGGACCTTCATCTACTCGGACCCCATCCCTCTCGTTGAGAGAGTGTATAAACGTAAGACGTATATCATCCATTGTATGAATATGTATACATTTCTTTATAACTCTTCAACTGTGGTACCTTTTGGGAATTTTGTTTTTTTCTTAGAGGGTGAAGGTGTTTTGTTTTTATTCATACCGTTTTCGAGTTCCCTCGCTAAATTGTTGTTCATCGCGTTAAGTTTGTTGTTCAGTGTCTTTCTTCTCTGCATTTTCCACTCTGAAACTGTCTCACGTTTGATAGCATTGATACCTATTTTAAAAGGTACACCCGCCTTATTTTTCTTTGTGTTCGCGGCGTTTATACGTTTTTTAAGTTCAGTCACGTCTGAATTGAGAGACGGCATCACATTCCTGTAAGTGTTCAACCACTTCTTACCGTATAATTTTTCGATATCTTTCTTAATCTTAGTGTTTGTGAGACCTCGCATTTCTAAAACTTTCCCTTGCGCTTTAACTTTCGTGTTGATAGCTTTCGCAACCTTTTCAACCTTCTTAACGTTGACTGGTAACGGTTTGGGAATGCTCAGTTTCTTACATATAGTCTCCACCGTGTCACTATCTGAAATAGGCACACCCTTTGTTATCGCGATGGGCATGAGTTGTTCCTTCGTATACGCTGTGCACGGTTTGTTCTTTATGGTAAATTTACCGTAAACCTTATTTTTGATTTTGGCGCATATCTCGGGTTTGGTCGTTCTACCTGTTATATCGACAATTCCTATTTTCTCTGCGACTGCTACTAGTTTAGGGCGGGGTATAGTCGCACACTTCTTCGTCCCTATACGTACACCGTTTTTACCGTTTTTAGAATTCTCTTTATTAAAATAGCTAACCGTATTTCCCGTGTTCTCGGCGACTTTATTTTTGATTACACGCAGCTTCTTCGCGACTGGTTTAAAGTTCATATTTTTAAAATTACTGATCAAACCCATCACATTTAACTCTTTTACAAGATCGCTACCAACGCTGTACGCAGAATTCAAATCATTCGTTGTTTTGGCACCCATAATCTGTATTTTTCCCGATCTAAATAATTGAAACCCGTAATTCTTGTGTTCCATCTTTAAAGATGGTCTTAATTCTGGTTCATACGACGCATTTCTAGACCGAGAAAACGCCCGCGCTATATTGGCTAAATCCAAGACGCCATTGGCTTGAAATGTTCCAACCAAAACAACGTACTTTATCGGGTTATAAAGAAACTTCAACCCAGGTGTATACGTGTCTATGATATATTTCCGTATCATTTCCGGGTGTCGGATATTATTGTTTAAAATACCACCAGAAAATTGCATCTTTCCATTTTTATAAATCTTAACCATAAACTTACTCTCCATCCCATTTTCAAATATACGTCCATTAATCTCCGCTAAGAAATGAGCATGTTTATTTTTATTATTAGCACTGGGTTTGACCGTGAACGTGTGTTTCGCACCTATAGCCATTCGCCCATACCGCAATAGTATACTGTTTACCTCTATTCCTAACGTAGAACCAGGCGCGATGGGTTTCTGTTTATGAGGGTTTTTATACAATATAGAATTTACATCCACCGCGTAATTACCTTCCTTAGCAGTTTGATTTACCATCCCGTTAAATATGGAAAGTTGTAAAGGTGATATTCTCAATTGTGTAAAATTTGTACGAGATAACTTAGCACCCGCAATCGCACCGATCCGGGTAGATATTTTATTTTTTGGTAATTGCATAGCATTCATCATCAATGCACCGCGTTCCTGGTTAGTGAGATAAGGTGCACGCCTTATCATGTTCTGAGACGTGATAGGTGTATTCGAATTCGAATTCGAATTCGAATTTTCAAATTCGTTAAATAAACCCATATAATACTCCGACATTTTAATCAGTTCCGAATGACATTACGGGTTTCGCTGACATGTCTACTATGTCAAGACCCATTATAAACTCTGTACCATTCTGTTCCATCACTGGAAATGTATCATCGCAACTCTGGTATTTTGTAGGCTCTGCAATTCTAATAACCTTAATGTCTCTAGATCCAAATGGGCCTGCCCATATATCTTGGTTGAGGGATTTGTGCATGACACCGTGGAACTCTGAATATTTTTTCTTGAAAAACTTGAGTGGACACTTTTTATCGCGGTTGAATTCGATACAGGGTTCCGATAGGAACGATTCCAATGGACTGCACGATGTAGCGAGTTGGCGCTGAACATCCACAAAATACTTGGGAACGATATTCCATATATCCTTTTCTGGCCATTTCTGTGCAAACTCTAGATACGCGCGAACGCATTTTTGTAAAATCAGTGGAAGTTCACCTTCCAGTTTAGCATCCAGTGTGGGATCTGCTTCGCGAACCTGTTTCGTAAAGTCGGCAGTCAACACGCGTCGTAAAATACTCCCCGAATTATCGCGCCAATTCGGTACTTCATTACCCCCGAGAATACCCGGTACAGTCCATTCAAACGATTTAGCCTTTTCATGCTTCACCGCAATCGATACATCTTCACCGCTCACAATCGACTGGAACTCAGCCTGTTCCAATGCAAGGTCACCCTTGATTTCAGGTGCGATAAACATAAACCCATCCATAATTGCGGATAAACCGAATTTTCGCTCAACGTTATTTGAAAGAGTTTTCACGTCTTCAGTACAGTAGAACTTTCGAAACACTTTCGTGATGAGAGTAGACTTACCTGAACGCGCAACCCCCTTTAAAAATGGGATACACTGCCATTTATCAATTTCGTTAACATCGAAGCACAAACGACCACCCATAGCGAAAATCCATTCAGAAACATCTTGGTCAAACTTCTGGTAATTTAATACAGAGTCGAAATAGGGTGTAGGGATCTTGCGCCAGTCGGTATCAGTATAATCCGTGAAATCCTGATCGAAGTACTTGGAACTGACAATAGTCTGGTCCAAGTTTTTGAATTCATTCGATTCGTATGTGTAAAAACTAGCACGCCAATGTGGGGTGAGAATATCCGACTTTTCACAATCAAATTCTTTACCGATGAATATACCGTTTTTAAACGACCATACGTGACGGTTCTTTTTAATTTCGGGAAATTGCATATCTTTTGTATTTTTTAAGTGTCTAATAAGATCGTTGTGACCAGGTGCGCGTGCGGTTAAGTTTTTCCATAATTCAAATTGTACTTCTTTTTTAGCCACGCCGTATACGTATTCCTCGATCGTCTCGATGGGTTTCCACGCGCGTGTGAGTGCTCCATCGAGCGTTTTAATTTGGACACAACACTGTCCCTTGTATCGTCTAATTTGTCGCTGGTATAGATCCTTGAGTGTTTGGATTGCAGCCTGTTGAAATGGGTTAAGTTCTTCTATGTTGCTAATGGTGGACATTCTGAAAATTGAAGGGTCGGTTTCGGGGTTAATTGGGACGTATGTGGGGTTGTTCATACGTTCACTTATACGAGCGTGTCGAAATACAATTTGCCATGCATCGTCTACTTGATCCAGGAGGCGGTTAATGCGAACGGATATCTTCATATCGTTATCATCTTCGATATCCATCATGTTAAGAGTGTCTGATCTATGGTAAAGTTCGCACAGGCGTTCATTCATGCGCTTGACTTTAGATTCAACACGTATAATATCAATAGATATCGGTAAGCCGTCCTCCGTCAGTTCCTCTTTTGTAAAAAAGTTTTCATAGCCGATACGATAGGATAAGTATATGTCGTCGCGGTCGTTGATTTTCCACATATCTTCCAGCTGGACGAGAAATTTCATGACATCGTCGTGAGAAAAAGTTTGGATCTGGTTGGTCCACATCGCACTAGCCGCATCGTCACGGTTGGACGTCTCATCGATAAAATGTGTAGTGACCTCTGCCATTTCCTAATTGTAGGTTTATTTTTTTAAGCGGTGTTATTCTTCTGGAGGGATGATAAAAGTTTGACCAGAATCTTATTTTGGATTTCCATTTGACGACCTAAATTTACGATGGCCGTGCAAACTGTATCACCGTCTTGTGTGGTCAAGACAGATGCGAGCATGGCTTCCATCGGACTCATCATGTCATCTTCATCCTCATCCTCATCTTCATATTGCGTGAGATCTACTTGGTCGATATCATCAGGCTGAGACTCATTTTCATATTCGGATTCAGATTGGTATTCTGCGCTGGGTTCGGCTTCAACTTCAGATGGGGTGTGTTGGGACATTTATGTATGGTGAGGAAAAATGGTGCCGTGTTTTTCGCGGCTCAAAAAAAATGTTGGTGTATAGTACAACAACTCAAAATGGCCGGTGGTCTCATGCAACTCGTCGCCTATGGCGCCCAAGACGTCTACCTTACCGGAAACCCCAAGGTTACCTTTTTCCAGGCTGTCTACCGACGCCACACAAACTTCGCGATGGAGAACATCGAGCAGACCGTCAACGGTACTGCCGCTAGCTCCGGACGCGTCTCCGTGACTGTCGCCCGTAACGGTGACCTTGTCGGTGACATGTACATCGAACTCAAGGCTAAGGCCGGTATCGCGTCCGCGACCAGCGACGTGACTGCGGATGCCTGCTGGGCGGCTGAACGTGCCGTCAAGGATGTTGAGCTTTCCATCGGGGGCCAGCGCATCGACAAACACTACCAGAAATGGTGGCGTTTGTACTCGGAGCTTTACTTGGACGAGTCCAAGAAGGCTTCTTGGGGTAAGATGACCACCGCGGTCGGTAGCCAGGTGTTCCTTCCCCTGATCTTCTTCTTCAACCGCAACCCCGGTTTGGCGTTGCCCCTCATCGCGCTTCAATACCATGAAGTCCGTTTGGATTTCGATTTGACCGATGAGTTCAACATCTACACTGATGGCAGTACATTCAAGGTGTGGGCTAACTACATCTACCTTGACACCGAGGAGCGTCGCCGCTTCGCCCAGAAGGGTCACGAATACCTGATCGAGCAGGTGCAGCACACTGGTGTGGACAGTGTTACGATCAACGGTGGCACCAAGCAGGTCCGTCTGTCGTACAACCACCCCGTGAAGGAGTTGGTCTGGTGCCTTGACTCCGGTGTTGCCCGTTCCAAGCTGTGGAACTTCACCAACCAGGCTGCTGTCGCCGACATCGTCCTCGAGTCCGACCCCACTTCGGTCGCGGCCGAAATCGGGTTCATCGCGACGTCCCAGTCCGGTACGCCTCTCCTCAAGCACGGTACCGGTGGTACACTCGCCGCGAACGCGTTCACGGAAGAGAATGTTGGTACCATCGAAAACATGAAGCTTGTGCTTAACGGCCAGGACCGCATGAAGGAACAGTCCGGTAAGTACTTCAACCAAGTGCAACCCTTCAACCATCACTCCGGCTCCCCCTACCCCGGTATCTACTCGTACTCTTTCGCGCTCAAGCCCGAAGAGCACCAACCCACGGGCACATGCAACTTCTCGCGCATCGATAACGCGCAAGTGTCCATCAAGACATCCACCACTGGTGATGCCAACGCCGGCAACCTCCACATGTTCGCTGTCAACTACAACGTCCTCCGCATCCAGAGCGGTATGGGCGGCCTCGCCTTCTCCAACTAATTTGTTGGTTTCGGTTAATTAATAAAAAATATAAAGTATAATTCAATTTTAAAGTGCACGATAATGC